TCTTGTCTTTCAATATGATAAGCTGAATATGGGATAACATTGTATACACCATATTTTTCAGAGATTTCTAGTTTAAGGAAGAAATCACCATATTTACACATTTGACGAGTCCAAGACCAAAGGTTGAACTCAATATTTAAAATATCGTAAAAAAGGTTATAAAGTACTTTTTGAATATCATCATCGGATGATTTAATTTGAAGCACCTCACCCATATCATTCTTAAGACTACACTCATCTGCAATAATATCAAGAGCAGATGCTATAATAGCATCGGTATCCATCAAATCATAATCGGAATAGATATATGTTCTTAGATACTGGTAGTTCATGTTGAACTGAGCCCCGTATAAAGAAGTTGATGCGGGGTTTTGGTAGATACCAGTAAATCTATCCATTAGTGAATTCGTTGCGAATTCACCTGATGTTTGGATGTGGTCAGTATCAACTGCTTTGAGTTGAGTACCACCCACATTTCTAATCACTACATCAGAAGCGAATAGTCTTTGTAATCTTGTAAATAAACTAGTATCTGCCATTGTATGGTTTATTATTATAAATATTATCTAAGAAGCCAACTAATATCTTCTTGTTTCCCTCCTATTTCTTGTTGATAGGGATTTTGGATGCTATTATTATTATAACCTCCTTGATAAGGGGTTCTATTACTTGATATATTATTTAAAACAGCTTTAGATGATTCTAAGTGTTGTGATCTAAATTTAAATGACGTATCACGCATAAACATACCAATTCCAAATGACATAACCAAGTCATCGTTGTATCCTTGTTGAGCTTCTGCACGTCCATTTTTCCACATAAACACTTTCATTTCTTCAAGTAAACGTCTAGATTGAATTGTAACGGCTCTATCATTAATGTATTCTTGAAGTTTACCTACAATCATAGGACGATTTCTTGATGTCATTGTAAAACCAGGTACCATCTTACTCGTATCCATATATTTGTCAAAATACGAATCACTCATTGCGGAATCACTCTTTGTTGAATAGAATAAATTAGTATAACCTCTTTCAATTACAGTTTGAATAGTTGCCCAACCAATTGAAGCATTTTCTATTACAAGTAAAGCTTCATTATATTCAGTAGCAATGCCTACTAATAAGTGCCCATATTCTTTAGTGCCAATTTGGCCTCTATATTCTGCTACTTGAGTATTTGTTTCAATATCGATAACATGAAACGCAGAGTAGTCTTTACCATCACCACGAGCAACGTCAGCAACCACAAGGTAGGATCTTGAATAATCAGCGGGTTCCCAAATCCATAAATTTTGGTCAGCACCACGTTTTTCAAGTGGGTCCTTGATATATGTTTGTTCATAAAATTGGATGTATTCAGCGTAGAATACTGTATCACCTGAGGTGCTAAAATCACAGTCACATTCTTGTGCTGCCATTCTAGGGTCACCTAAAAGTTCATCTTGTCTATCTCTCCATTTTTGATCTCGCTCAGGGTGAACATACCAAGGTAATTTAATAGGTAAAAAATCGCTTTCGCCATTTTCTGCTCTAACCCAGGTTTGATGGAACCAGTTACCAGTACCATAAGGTGTAGATAAAGCAATACACCCACCACCAGTGGCAAGTGTTTGTTGGGCTGATGCCCAGATCTCACCAATATTTTCAATAAAGGCGGCCTCGTCAATTAATAGAAGAGAAACGGCTTCCGATCTACCTGCATCACTTGATGCTGAGGTTGCTTTGATTTGGGATCCGTTACTTAACCTAAGTGTAAGTTTGTTATTTTCGGGAGCATCTATTTTAAGCCATGATGGTAAATTTTCATACATGAATTTTACCTTTGTAACCATGTTTTTAGCTGTCTCCTGCTTTGTTGCAATACAAAGTACGTTTTTATCTTTATGGAATAACATTAACCACAAAGAGTAACCTGCGCCTAAAGTAGAAATACCTAACTGACGGGATTTAAGTACTACTGAATATGGGTTGTCCCTAAATAGGTGAAGTACTTTTTCTTGAAATGGATATAAATGGAATGGAATACGACCTCTTTGTGGGTGCTGAATAAAACAGTACTTTTTCATAAAGTGGACTGGGTCAGCAGCACACTTAACATATTCTTGTTGGATTATTTTCCTTAAGTCTTGTTGGCTCATTTACCTATCTTCCAGTAGATACGGCCTATAACAGCAGGTTGAAATTGTGAATTAATACCAACTCCCAAGCCGTATGCTTGATTTTTCTTATTTACATATAATAATTCACCACCGAAATAATTGTTTTGGGAACCACCTCCTAAACCAATACCATAATATAATTCACGTTTTTTAACGTAAATAGTTTCGGTAATAATATTTCTTGGGTATGTAAAATTGTAAGCAATTTTTCTCCCCATGATTTGGTTTTGGGATACTGTATCGATAATTGTGATATCCAAACTATCTAATACTTGTGTATCCTCATACGTTTTAACTACATAATAATCAGCTAAAATAGCTGCTGTATCAATTGGTGTTGAAAATGTGTCAATACGAGTTTTAACTACTGTTCTAAGTTTAGGTACATAAACTGGTACTTCATTCTCAATAGTAATGTATTCAACAACTGTGTCTCGTTCAATTTGAGGTTCAGTTGGTGTGATGGGTCCAGAACAATTCCTCATTAAGAGAATTACTATAACCAATACTGTGATGATTAGTGTTTGAAAACCAATCTCAACGTTTAGATTTTTAAATGAGACCTTCAAGTTCTTTTTTAATTTTAGTTAAATCCTTTAAGCGAGCTAAAAGACGATCTTTTTCCTCACCTTCAGCTTCTTTCCATTTTTTAACTACAGATTTCATTTCCTTAGTAGTGTCTTGTAATTTACGAGCTAATGTTGAAACCGAATCTCCCTTTTTAATATCTTTAGCAGAAGGTTCTTTTTCGTCATCCATATCAAATTCATCTTCTTCAGCTATAGAAACGGGTTTACCTGTCTGTTTAGCTGTATCTATAGCTTTTTTAACAGTCGGAGGATCTTTTTTTTCATCTTTTGCGATTTGTGCAATTTCATCAGGTGTAGTATTTTTATCTACTACCGTTACTTCTGAAAGTACATCTACAATCATTTCTTTTATTTGATGAGCTAATTCTGAACGTTTCATACTAATAATTTAGTTATAAATATTATATTCCTAACTGAAATTTCATTTGTTCAATGCGTTGCTCGGTGGGTCCCTCCAATATACCATATTCTTTCATACGGTGGCGATTACTTGAAATTAGGTGTACAATAGTTTGATCAATCAAATTACGATACTCTAGATCAGTTTCACGAACACCATTATCCTCCATTTCAACACCTTCAGGTGAAATGTAAAAAATATGGTCGTATTCTTTAATAAAACGAGTAGCATATTCTACAAATGCTTCTTTATCAATACTATCCATTGATTTAGAACACTGAGCAAATGCCATAACATCAATCACAGTACGATCTGTAATGATGTTTTCTTGAATAAGTTCACTAGCACGTTCAGCTAAAAATACTGTTTGTCCTTTAAGTGTTGAATCATTATTCAACGGAATACCTTGTGACATTAAGTATTTAGAGCGTTCAGTTCTAAACATGTAATTCTTAAATTCAGGTAACTCTTGCAAAGCGTGAACGAGTGTAGTTTTACCTACACTCATTGTTCCACATAATCCTATTTTCATACGTTTTTATCATCTAACCATTTACGATACACTCGATAGCTATCTTCATCAAAGTGTTCTGTTGAAACCTCAAACAAAGTACCATCAGTTAAAGCCATTACTTGGTGTGGTTGGCCTGGGAATTGGCGTACTGAATCACCTTCACGTAGTTGTTCTTCATGTACTTCACCTGTTGCTGTATCAATCCAGCGATATAAAAATTCGCCTTCTTGAACGTACCAAGTTTCATCTTTAATCAAGTGGTAGTGCATACTAAAGTTACAACCTTTCTTGAACACAAGCAACTTACCACAGTAAAGCTCGTTGTTTTCAAAAATAATCTCATGTCCCCAACCTTTAGGAACATTACACTCAGGACATTCCTTAGCGTTAATTACAAGTGGTTTTTCCATTTTTAAAATCTGTTTGTTTGAATTCCGGACTGTTTATACCAAGGTAAACCTTCCCTTTCTTTACGAATTTCATTCCATTCTTCTTGATCCATTTGGATGCCATAAAGAAAATAAGTCTTTTTTAACTCACATTCTTCACCATCAATAGGTTCAATTGCTGGGCCATCCCAGTTGTGATGTTTCCAAGCATCTGATCCGCTTTCTCTAAAAAAATGGTGGTATGCTCCTTGGGAACGCATACGCTTTACTTCATAAACTTTATCTTTAGCCATAACTATTTATTAAAATGTAACATTATCTCCTTGATGGTTATCCCATTCGCAAATATACGAACCATTTTTTACAGTGCAAAATCGCTCTAGAATATCTTCAGCAACATATGTTCCTTGAGCACCTGAAACTGTAATACCACGAGCTGATAGAGCATCACCTACAAAGTGAACATTATCAAATTGGTTTAGTGCTAGATTTTTATAGTCTACAAGTGGTTCAGGTGAAAGATATTTAACTTCTGGGATGTAAATTCCCCAATCGTCCTTAAGTGTTGGGAATACTTTTTTCATGTCCTCAATAAAGTCCATAATATAAGTCCAATATTCACCCATTACGTGTTCTACTCCACTCAAGTTATCAATTTGATATGAACGAACATCTTCGCCTTCTGAAGTTGTTGAGGGGATACGAGTAGGTGAATAATATAAACCAGTGCCGTGGAATTGAAGTTTTTGAACTACTTCACGTGCCCACTTAAATGGTTCTTCAATACCATTGATTTCCATCAAGATACCGAAATTAGTCATATTGTTTCTAAACGCTTCATCTTTTTTAGCGTGTCCATTGTATGAGTGGTTACCATATGTTTCCTCAACAGCTACATAAGCAGCATTGTTATTTGTACAGAAAGAGCGTAGTGAAACACCTTCATCCTCGAATTTACGATACAATTTGAAATCGTAACTAATGTCGATCAACTTCTGGAAATGATGTTGAGGGGCTTCAAATCGTACACCAATTTGTACTGGTTTTGGTTCTGTAGGGAATGAATAATCATCTGCTAGTTGTTTACCAAAGTCAATACCTGATTTACCAACTGCAAATATCAAACGATCATATTCAAATGTATGATCTAAATCTGATTCTAGTACGTTTACAGTACCTGTACAATTTTCGAAATCAATTGCAGTTACTTTAGCTTCCCATTCGAATTGAACACCTTTAGACACTAGGAAATCGTACCAATTTTTACCAATCTCGTGTAGATAATCTGTACCAACGTGCCATACTGGAAATAATCGCAAACCGAAATGTGGTTTAATAAAATCAGGTTCTGCTTGAGGATCTGAACA